TGGGAAGTTGCTCACTTTAGATTATTAGGTGACGACAGAAAATTACCTTACGGTACCTCTATGTTAGAGAAAGCTAGACGTATTTGGAAACAATTGTTACTTTCTGAAGACGCGATGTTAATCTATAGAACTTCAAGAGCACCTGAACGAAGAGTATTTAAAGTTTTCGTAGGTAATATGGACGATAAGGATGTTGAACCGTATGTACAACGTGTCGCCAATAAATTTAAAAGAGACCAAGTAACGGACCCTAAGAATGGTAATGTTGACATGAGATTCAATCAAATGGCTGTTGACCAAGATTACTTCATACCTGTTAGAGACCCTAACGCGCCTAACCCTATAGATACTTTACCGGGAGCTACTAACTTATCTGAAATTGCGGATATAGAATATATCCAAAAGAAATTGTTAACCGCTCTTAGAGTACCTAAAGCCTTTTTAGGGTTTGAGGAAGTTGTTGGTGAAGGTAAAAATCTTTCATTACAAGATATTAGATTTGCTAGAACAATTAATAGAATACAAAATTCTATGATTGCCGAGTTAAATAAGATTGCGATAGTACACTTATTCTTGTTAGGGTTTGAAGATGAGTTATCTAACTTTACGTTAGGTTTAACAAATCCATCGACACAAGCTGATTTACTTAAGATTGATGTGTGGAAAGAAAAGGTTCTTTTATACAAAGACGCTGTTATGCCCGTTGAAGGTATTGCACCTGTTTCCGTATCTTGGGCTAAGAAAAATATTTTAGGGTTCTCAGATGAAGAAATTAAATTAGATTTACAACAACAACGTGTTGAAAAAGCTGTTGGCGCTGAATTAATGAATACCCCCACAATTATTACACATACCGGAGTATTTGATAACATCGATAAATTATACGGTACTAAAACTGGTGACACTCAAAATTCTGAAGTCGTACCTCCTGAATCACCTGATGGTGGAATGGGGGATTTAGGTGGAGATTTAGGTGGAGATTTAGGTGGTGATTTAGGTGGTGATTCAGGTGGTGAAGTCAATCCAATGGAATCACTTAACAGAGATAATTTAAAAATTCTATTAGAAAATGAAGATATTACCACTTCAAATTCCTTTATAGATTTATCTAAAGGGAGTAATTCTTTAGGTGAAATTGAAAAAGAATTGGCGAAAGTAATGAAAGGGTAATATTTATATTAAACAAAAAACAAGAAATTATGAAATTTGGTATATTAAAATCTAGAATTGAAGACACTTTAATGGAGTCATATAGAACTAAAACATTTAAAGAAGAATTTAAAAACTTCAAGAAATATGTTTTAGAGAATAAAAACGTAAGTAAATTGTTTTACCTTTACGATGGTCTAACAACAAATAAAGGTCTTTCTAAAGATATTGTCGATTCATATATTAACGAATGTGTTACCATTTATGAAAATACCGTTAATAAGATTGATACGAAAAGTCTAAGTGGTTTAAATAAGTGGGTGTCAAATACCAAATCTAAAAACATATATGAAGATATCGATACTTTATTTTCTAGTAACGTTTTAAATATTACTTCAAAAATAGAAGTTAGAAAAACTATTTCTGAAAATTTACAAAAGGAAGTTGTTGTTACCGAATCAACCTTAGCTGGTAACGTACCTTTTAAGTCTATGGTTAATATAGTTAATTGTACCGCTAAAAAATATATTGAATCATTAAATGAAAGTGATAAAAAAGAATTGATGTCAATTTTAACTGAAGATGAAAAAGTTTTGGAAGAAAAGTTTGAAACTTTAAAATCTGAGGCTATTGGAAAATTAAATTCGGTTATTATTGAGGAAGTTGATGTTGAGGTAAAAAATAAGGTCAAAGAAACTATGACTAAATTAACTTCAGAATCTTTTACGAAATTAGGTTATTATAAGTTAACCAAATTAAATGAAAACCTATAACGATGGAAGTCGGTCTTACCAAACAATTAAATAGTTTTTTAAACAGGATGGTCAAACGTAAGTATCCTGTTAACGAAATTAACGTTTCCGGTAGAGACATTGGTAATGGTAATTTCGATTACACAGTATGGGTCCACCCCACTTGGGAAGGTCATGATAGACTTCAGTCTGATGAAAACTTTGAGGAAGAATTATTTAAATATATAAAAGAGACCACTGAAGATGGTATTATGCTATTTAGAGAATATACCCGAGGTCACTACTTTAATAAGGTGGATTGGTTTTGGGATTAATTATTATCCGACTTAAACTTCTTCTCAACGTATTTTGCCTTATTTAATTCCTGTCTTTTAATTACTGATGGTTTAACAAACTCTTTACGCTTATTTATTTCTTTACTCTGACGAGTTTTAATAACTTTACTCTTATATTCCCTAAGAGCTTTCTCAATTCCTTTACGTTTATCTACCTTTATAATTAACATTTGATTTTATATTTTTGACTATAACCATAAATATACCTATCATTATTAAAAATAAACAAAACACATTTTAAATGAATGAAAAAAGGAAAAACAGCAAAAATACCCGGGTATAAACGAGCTAAAGTTATGTATGGGACCGTAGATTCGGTAGAATTGAAATCACTATACTTAAGTCTACATACGTGGGTTGACCCAAAAGACGATAACGATAATTGGGAACGTGTAGTCCTCAATATGAGTAGGTCGATAAAACACTTGGTTCTAGAAACAATAAAAGGTAAGCTTTTTAATAAAAATTTTATTGTCGATTTTGATTTGAGACATAGTGGGTTACATAAAGGTAAAAAATCATTTCTAAGTTTAGAAATAACATTATTCTTAACCGACAATATTTTAGATTTTAGGGATAGGAAAATAAAAGAAAATTTAAAAGAAATCGTTAATAATATATTCAAATATGAGTTCAACAATAATAAACATTTTGAGTTTCATCTAACAAAATCATCGAATAAAGAAAAAGTTTTAACAGAAACAGGTATTAGTTAATATTTATTAAGTAAAACTAACACAATGGGTTTAAGAATTTTAAAAGAAAACGAAGTAGGTACAGGTATCTTAATAGAGATGGATGCTGGACATATATCCCCTAAGGAGGAAAGAAATAACATAATGTTAAAGGAGTCGAACGAGATGATGGACCACTCCAAACCTTTCGAGTTCTATGCGGTATTACAAAAATATAATACCCCAAATAGGAATGGTAGAACGTACCCTGAAAAAATATTAAAAAGAGAAGCGATAAACTATAAGAAGATGATTGATAAAGGAATCGCTCTTTCAGAGTTAAACCACCCTGAATCATCTTTAATAGATTTAGACAGAGTTTCACATTCAATCACAGAAGTGTGGTGGGAAGACAATGTTTTAATGGGTAAGATAAAGTTACTTACATCTCCGGGATTTCATGAGAGAGGTATAGTATCTACTAAAGGTGATATGGCGGCTAACTACCTTAGACAAGGTGTTACATTAGGTATATCTTCAAGAGGTGTAGGTTCACTTAAAAAAGTGGGGGAACAGAACGAAGTTCAAGACGATTTTGAATTAATCTGTTTTGACTTAGTGTCATCACCATCTACTCCGGGAGCGTATCTTTTCTTAAATCCTGAGGATAAAGATAAGTATGATGAGAACTTAGAAGAAGAAAATAAAGTTAAAGTTGAACGTCAAGTTGGTGAAACAGGTAACAAATCACTTGACTTAATGAAAAAATTAGACGATTATTTAGGTAAATAAAAAAATAATTAAAAAATAAAAAAAATGGAAGAAAAGTATTTTGTTGCAAAAATAGCATTAGATTCAGTAGATACTGAGACAGGAAAAGTAAAAAAATTAAGAGAAGAGAAATTAGTACACGGGTATAATCCTACGGACATAGAAGCTAAAGTAACTAAGGTTTTTGAGGCTTACAGTATGGATTGGAGGATAACAGCAATTGTTGAAAGTAAAATTGATGAGGTAATCGAGTAAGGTTTATCTAATTAAAAAAATAAAAAAGTGTGGTTTTTTACAATCACACTTTTTTTTATGCTATAACGCTATATTTATCATGGTATAGAGAGTGCTAATAGTAAAACCCCGTAAAAAGGTATTTTTTAGTAAACTCGTATATTTATAATAAAATAAAAAAACATTTAATGGCAAAAGAAAAATCATTAGTAGAAGACGCTATCACTCAAATCAAAGGATTAGAGGACGTATTAGCCGAAAACGCAAAAGGAATACTTCGTTCAACGATGAAAGAAGAAATCAGTGATTTAGTAAAAGAATCTCTTACCGAACAGGAAGAAGAAGAGATTGAAATGGAATTAGACATAGATGATTTAGGTATTGATGACGATGAGTCTGAAGAACTTGAACTTGATATGGATGATGATAATGACGAATTAGAAAACGAATTATCGTTAGACATCGAAGCCTTAGGGTTGGGTATGGATGATGATGATGAAGAAACTATCGACTTAACTGATATTGACGATGAAGAAGAACTTCTACGTGTATTCGGTTTAATGGGACCTGAAGACAATATTGTGGTAACACAAGATGACGCAGGTAATATTAACCTAAAGGATGACGACAAGGAGTATATGATTGTTGGTGAAGGTGAAGAAGAATCTGAAATAGAACTTGATGAAGAATTGGATTTTGAGATTGAAGAAGAAATGTACGAAGGTGACATGGAAATCGAAATTGATGAAGAAGATGAAGAAGAAGGAGAATCTATTGAAGATATAGTTTCAAGAGTTTTTGAAGATTCATATGGTGAAGATAACGAATCTGAAGACATTGAAGAAATGGATGAGGAAGAAGAAATCATGTATGAAATCGAATTCGACGATGAAGACGAAGATGAGTTTGCAGAAATTGACCTCGAAGAAACATTAGAGGAATCAAAACCTAAATTCACGTATGGGTCTAATCCTAACAGTAAAGGATTCAATACGAAGATGAAAAAGGCTGACCCTAAAAAGGGAACAGGTAAAGCGAAATTCGAATTCAAAGAAGGTCAAGGATATGACGACAAAGAAGATGAAAGTTTAGGTATGGAAGACGGAAAAATTTCAAAGAAAGATTTCAAAGGTACCAAAAAACGAAAATCTAAGTCTCGTAGAGATGACGCACATTTCGAAACAAGTAAAGAAGAAACAAAAGAGGCGTCAAGAACGCTTGGTAATGGTAAACGATGGGGACGTAAAGGTTTGAACAAACCAAAAGCGGCACCTAGAAACCTTAAGGTAGAAAACACCAATACCAAAGAATTACAAGTCCTTAGAGAAAAGAATGAAGAGTATAGAAAAGCACTTAACGTATTTAGAAATAAATTAAATGAAGTGGCAGTATTCAATTCTAACTTAGCGTACTCAACAAGATTGTTCACAGAACATTCAACTTCTAAAACTGAAAAAATTAACATTTTAAGAAGATTTGATAACGTTGATACGATTAAGGAATCTAAAGGATTATATAAGACTATTAAAAATGAATTGTCAACGGACAATGGAAATTCAAAAACAATGAACGAATCTATCAGTAAAACTATTGATAAGAATCTTTCTACAGGTTCATCACAAAATTTGATTGAATCTAAGACTTATGAAAATCCACAGTTCTTGAGAATGAAAGATTTAATGTCAAAATTATAATAAATAAATAAAACTAAAAATAAAAAACCAAAAAAAATGGGAGCATTATTAGAATCAGGTCTTGTTGGTAACATTGGGTTAAAACACCTTAAAGTTATCAAAGAAGACACAATTAACAAATGGGATAAATTAGGATTCCTAGAAGGTCTTAAAGGACACTTAAAAGAGAACGTAGCTCAGTTATATGAGAATCAAGCGTCTCACCTAATAAATGAAGCATCTGACGCAGGTTCAGCAGGAGCATTTGAAACTGTTGTATTTCCTATCGTTAGACGTGTATTTTCAAAATTACTAGCAAATGATATCGTATCAGTACAAGCTATGAACTTACCAATTGGTAAATTGTTTTACTTTGTACCTAAAATTCAAGGGTACTCAGGTGGAACGGCTAACCAATCAGGTGACCATTACGCACCTGTAGGTTCTCCGGGTAATTACCCAGGTGACCCTAACGCAGGATATGAAGGAAATGGAGCTTACGCTAAGAACCTTTACGATTTATTCTACGAAGGTAACGAACCGGGTCTTGACCCAGCAGGTTTATTCGATTATTCTAAAGGACGTTGGTCAGCTATCACAGCTACAACAGCTATCCAATCATGGTCAAATGGTAACTTAATTGATTCTGTAATTTCAGGAGACACTGCATCAGCAGGAGTTATTCCAGCAGGAAACACAAGAAAAGTAATCATTAAAATGTGTGGATTCGCTGATACAGGAGCAGGAAAACTAATCGGACCTGATGGTAACGAAATGGATACGGAATCTTTCTTATCTGATTTACACGTTATTAAGTCTGTTGGATTATCTGCATCAACAACACCTTGTGAAATTTCTACAGGTTCATTGTTATTCAGAGTTGTAACTCAACAATATGGTAAAGGTATCGTTTCTTACGGTAACACACAACCTACAAATTGGGCATCTACAGGTAACGGAGGTTCTTTCAAGAACGTATGTGACGCTGACGGATGTATCTACTTAGAAGTTGATTTATCTTGTCCGGTATGTGCTGATTGTGATTCTACATCTTTAGATGGGTACACAGGAGCAACTATCAATAGTGGAGCAACTGCTACTTCTTTCACGGCTGTATTCAGACGTTACGAAGAATTAGAATTTGAAGATAAAATCGGTGAAGTTTCTTTCGACTTGGATTCTGTTACAGTATCTGTTACTGAAAGAAAACTAAGAGCACAGTGGTCTCCTGAGTTAGCTCAAGATGTCGCTGCTTTCCATAACATCGATGCTGAAGCTGAATTAACAGCTTTATTATCTGAACAAGTTGCGGCTGAAATCGATAGAGAAATCTTGAGAGACCTTAGAAAAGGTGCAGCATGGAACCTAAGATGGGATTATAACGGATGGAGAAGAATTTCTCAAACAACATCATACACTCAGAAAGATTGGAACCAAACTTTGATTACAGCAATTAACCAATTGTCAGCACAAATTCACAAATCAACTTTGAGAGGTGGAGCTAACTGGATTGTTGTTTCTTCTGAAGTTTCAGCTATATTTGACGATTTAGAATACTTCCACGTATCTAACGCGTCTCCTGAGCAAGACCAATATAACATGGGTATTGAAAGAGTGGGAACTCTTGCAGGACGTTACCAAGTGTACCGTGACCCTTACTTCCCAGCGAATCAAGTGTTGATTGGACATAAAGGAACATCATTGTTAGATACGGGGTACATTTACGCACCTTACGTACCATTACAATTAACTCCTACAATGTACAACCCATTCAACTTCACTCCGATTAAAGGAATTATGACGAGATACGCGAAGAAGATGGTGAACAACAGGTTCTACGGACGAATTACTGTAGATGGTGTTAGAACATTCGATTTAAAAGAATTGAGATAATCAAAACTTTAAAATAGATAACCTAAAAAGGTCCTCATTATTGGGGACCTTTTTTTATATCAATTAGTTAACAATTCACTTTTAGGTAAAGTTTATTATATTTATAAATATGAAAAAGTTTATACCTACAACAGAACAATTAGAAAGAATACTTAAAATGTATAACGAAGACCTTATGGGTTCTCATTCTATTGCGAAAGAAATCGGTGTTAGTAAACCCACGATACTAAGGATTTTAAAAGAAAATGATGTTGAGATGGGTCCTTCCGGTAGAAGGTTTATTGGTGGTCGTAAAGTTGCGATGAAAAAATACCATTCAAAACCTGAAACAAAAGAACGTAAAAGAAAAAATTATGACAAATGGTATGAGAACAATAAAGAACATCGTAAACAGTATCTAAAAGAATACCGTGAAAATAATATTGAAAAAATAAGAAAGACCAAAAGGGACTACGAGAGGAATCGTAAAGCGAGGGACCCCCTTTATAAACTAATTTCTAATTTCAGGACTGCGATATATCAGGTATTAAAGGAGAGTAATGTGGATAAGAACGAACATTACTTCGATGTATTACCATATAGTCAGGGGGAATTGATTCAACACTTAGAAAATCAATTTACAGACGATTTAACGTGGGATAATTACGGGGAGTGGCACGTAGACCACATTATACCTATAAGTTCATTTAACATACAGGAAATGGGTGATGAGGAGTTTATTAAGTGTTGGTCATTAAAAAATCTCCAACCGTTATGGGGTGAGGAGAATATTCGTAAGTCTAATTCTATATAATTTAATTTACTGTGTTTATTAAGGTCTATAACCATCTAATAGAAGGTTCCAATAGTCTTTTAATGCTTTTACAATTTTTTTCATTTCTCTTTGGTGTTAAAGGTTAATCGTCATATATTTTCTTACAAACAACTCTTCCACAAGTTTCACATATTGGTATAATTGCCTCTTTGACTATTATAACATCCGGTATTTCACATTTACAGGGTAGTGCCATTTTAATAAAAGTTACTCATTTGAATCCCCATCTTTTCTCATCATTTGGTTTTTCAAATCTTTGTATTTTTTATTCCACTTTGAGATTTCCTCTTTATAACCCAATTTAATTAAGTCTTGTTTACCAAGCTCTATTTTAAGTGAATTAATTTCTTTTTCAAGGGTCTCTATTTTAATTTCGTATAATCTATAACTTTCCATCTTCTTTGTTTTGGTTTAATAGTATTGTATTTTCTTCTAAAAAATTCTTCATTGCAATTAACTTTCTTCTAATACCGACTTTGTCTGCGTTAAGTAACTTTAATAAAAAATTATCTAATTCTTCTTTACTCATCTTTGTTTTGTATAAGTATTTATTTGCTTTGTATAACTGATATTGAGCATACCCTAATGCAATAATACTTCCAACACCACATGCTACCATTATAATGTATAAGATTTCTTTACTCATTTTTGTCTATATTTAATTATTTCCAGAATAACAACTATTGTTAAATTAATAGAAGTTATTACTAATAGTATTTCAGTTGGATTCATCTTTGTTTAGGTTTAATAAAATAATCCCATTGCCGACTCTAAACCTTTTTCAGTTGCTAGATGAAGTGACTTAACGTTAACCTTTAAACTATCCGAATCTTTGTATTCTTTAAGGGCGACTTTAATAGCTCCTTTCTTGGTTTTGGCCCATACGGTATTCCATCCTCCACCTTCGAAGGTAAACATATATTGTTTATTCCTAATTGGTCTAGGTGTTTTAGGTTTTGTAACTGACTCTATTTTAGTAAAAATTGATTCAATAATTTTAATTTGAGTTTGGTTACCTCCAATAACATTATCTTTGTAATTAGATAGTGCGTTATTTATAAGTGTTAATTCTGTATTAGTAATTTCCAATTTCATATCGTTTATTTTTTGATGTCTACAAATATAAGTATTAAATTTGGGTTCTACAAATATTATTAAGAGTTTTATTATTTTTTATTTCGAATAATTTTTCGTATATTGCAGTATGAAAAAATTAACATTAACAATAATCGCGGCTTTAACTATTTTTACTGGTGTATATTCACAAACTAAATTAGATTATTTGGTTTTAGAAAAGATTAATGAATATAGGGTGGAGAAAGGTTTAAACCAAGTTATGTGGTCAGACAAATCTTATAAGGCTTCAAAGTACCATAATGATTATCAATTTAGAGTTGAAAAGGCGACTCATTTTGGTGTTGGTAATATGAAGACACCGTCAGATAGATTTAAATTTTATAATATACCATTTATTAGAATGGGTGAAAACATCCTATGTACTTATGTTGATGAGGGTACTACTATGGATGATTTAGCCACAAGGATATTTAATAGATGGAAGAATTCACCACCACATAATAAAACTCTGTTGGGGGATTATAAATACGGGTCTGTAAGTTGTGGGAATTCGACTATTTGTTTTTCGACTATGAATTTTTGGAGTTCTATTTAGGTTTACACGGATTAAAAATACCTAAAGTTTTTGGTACATTACCGGATATAAACGTATCCTCATCTGCAAAAGGTTTTAACGGTCCATAAATTATTTTACGTTCCTCACCTTCTTTTTGAGTGTAAACACACACCATAGGGGCTTCACCATGGTATTTACCCCTTGTGGCCGTTCCCGGAGTACCTTTCATTGTTAGTTTAATTTCCCCATTTTTAGCACTACCACCTGAACTAATTCTCTTAAGTTGTTGTTCAGTTGGCGTAATAATAGTATATACCGTTCCTCCTGGCTTTTTAGCTTGGTAATATTCGTGATTTGGTGTATTAGTCCCTATTAACTTAGCTTTAGGGGGGGTATATGTCGTACCTTTCCAAACTTTATTATTATTCATATTAGAGAACCCAATGAGTTGTCCATTTCCGTAAATTGAGAATGTGGCGGCATCACAATTGTGGTTAGCATTGTTAGACGGTATAGGAAAACCTTTTACGTCCATCCCGTCTCTAAAATACCCTATAATTATTCCCATACCTTTGGAACACTCTAATACGGTCTCATTAACTGTTGGTTCAAGTTTGACTTCACCGGTAACATCAACAAATTGACCATCTTTCGGATAATTTGACGTGTCTCTTTCTTCATCTTTACATCCACCTGTATCGGTTATCCGAATGTAATCGGTCCCCCGTTTAAATTCATTTGAAACCTTAAAACCATAATTTTTACCATTAGTCTTTAAAAATTCTATTAATTTACTGACTCTTTGTATGGCGTACCCCTCATTTTTTTTCCATTGAGATGTGGTTTTATCAGGTAAATTAGTAAAATTTTTATTGGTTTTTAAAGAAGTGTCAGATAATTTTGAACCATTATTACTATTTTTCGGTTGTAAGGGTCCATTTAAATAATTACTTGCCGACCCAACAGATTTATTTATTTTTGTTAAAATAATGGTATAATCTTCATTATCTCCATCACCAACAAGTTTTTTTATTTCGTCACCCAATTTTTTTATTGCAGTTTTAAAACTTTGAGTGGATGAACCTGTAGTTGGGAAAGATATTTTTAGACGAAAAGGAATTGTCTTAAAGGGTCCAGATTTTTTAACATTGCCAAGGTAAATAAAAGGTTCACTTATACTATTTTTTCCATTACACAAACCATATGTTGAATCTTTATCTTCATTTAAAGAATATAAATCACGTATATTTTTCTTTTCCCGTTCTGTTATAATAAATTTTCCCACAATTAAGTTTTATAATAAATATAGATTTTAATAAAAAAACCTCACATTTCTGTGAGGTTTTAATGTTTAATAAACTAGTGATGAAATATCTTGAAATATTTGTCTTTCCTTTTTACCGTATAACCCAAACAATTTTTTCTCGGAGTTATCGGTTTTTGACAATGAGTGTGTTGTGTATTTTGTAACACCACTAAACAATCCCCATAGGTTGTCGCCTTTTTCTTTAAGTTCCCCGTTTAGGTCTACGTAGAATCTTGAAATTCTATTCTTTTTAGTTGTAGATAACATATCACTATTCAGGTAGTTATTTAAATCGATATCCATATTAACATCAAATAATTGTTGAACGACCTTATTTGTTAAATTATTATTAACATTAGATACAGTACCCATACCTGTTTCAGACATTCTTCTAATCTTCTCGAACATCACTTTTTCATCGTCAATTAACTTATCCACACCACGACAGATGTCGTCAACACGAAGTTCTATATTCTTAGTGTGTCTAATTTTTGAAAGGTTTCTCATTGCCGCGAAGAAAGTGTTTGTACAACTAATTGTTAAGTTAGAATTACCGAAAGCCAAAGATGTACTTCCATCAAAACTGTTAATACCGGTTACGAAACCTTCAACTCTGTCGTTACCAATTGTTAGGTTGTCACTTTTTAATTGGACATACACTTTCTTACCACCACTGAATTCGCCACCTTTGTGAATGTCTAAACCGGTTGAAGAAGAGACTTTTTGAATCAGGTCAACTAATTGACTATTCTGATAAACACCATAACTGTCAGAGTGTAAACCCAATACTTTGTTGTTGTCCTCTCTGATTAACGCAACTTTGTTTTCTAATTCAATACCACTCAAAGTTTGGATTTTTTCTGTTCGAACATTCCAATCTAAACCTGTACCTACTAAAATTTCTTTATTATCCATATTTTATTATTTTTTATCTATTAATGTTCAACAAAGATAAAACAAAAATATGATTATACCAAATTAATTTTTTCTTCGATTAGTAGTATTGTTATTTGGTCTATTATTATTTATGAAAATAATACTAAAACTCTGTGTTTTTAAATTAAAGACTTATTGTGAATATTGAAAATGACGCTCAGTTGAGATTTAGAGGTTACGTTCAAACATTCTTCATAATTAAAGAAACTTCCCCTATCGACTTCCGATGTTTGTAATTGAATACTTGGTATGTCGGTACTTTCTAAACCTATTTGGGTTAAATCGTCAACTCTAACTATGAAATAAGTCACTATTTTTTTGAATTTGTGTTGTTGAGATACGAAGGAATAAGTATATTCTTTCGTACCTATCATATCGATTGGTACATTTACACCACATTCTTCTCGTGTTTCTCTAATTGCGGCTTCTAAATTAGTTTCACCTTCTTCTAATTTACCTTTTGGAATACCGTATGATTTGTTGTGTTTTCTTTCTGAAGCTCTTAATAGTAAAATTTTTTCATCATATATTATTGCCAACCCCGCCGAATATTTTGTTTCTAAGTTCATGTTATTTATATTTTTAACAAATATAATAAAAAATATATGAACTCCAAAATTAATTTAGAAAAATTAATCTATTTCATTAAGTTTTTCCTCATCCGTAGTTGATTCTGAACTAATTCTAATCGCTTTACCTAAAACTTCACTCTCACCTAATGTGAAAGCACCTTGTTTAAATGCGTGATTAACAGCTTGTTGCAATATGAAAATCGCTCTCGATTTATCCATCGTATCCAACAGAACATCTAAGTGTTTTTCTGTTGTTAGGGGAATTGTATTAAATAAGGTTCCAAAATCTTCAGTCATAACTAATTATTATTATATTTATTAATAAAGTATAAAGATTTAAATTTAGAAAATAAATAGGTTGTTATGAAAAAATTACGTATTAACGAAAGAGGTGGGGTTGCAAGAGGTGGTGAATATGCGGCACCTTTAAGGGATATAGAAAGAATATGGAAATCAACATTTTTAGCTCCGTTTACCGAACCTTTTGAACACGAAAATGATGATATTAATCATAAAATTGGACATAGAAAACGTAAAAAAATAAAAAAACCTATAGAAAAAATGCGTGATAATGTTAATGAATGGGTTGAAATAACCGAAGACGTTATTTTAGAGGATTTATCCGTTTGGTTTGGTAAAAAGAAAAAAAAGAAAGGTTCTTC